GCCAGAGATGGACCCCGGGACGAACCCAATCGCGGCGCCGGCGACGGCCGCGGCGCCGATCCCGTCGGAGTAGCTGTCGGAAGTGCCGGCGTTCACGCCGGCGATGTTTCCGGCAAGCTGGTCTCCGGCCTCCTGCACGGTCTCGCCGGCCGCTTCCTTCGCCCCATGCACGGCCGCGCGCGCCAGCCGCCCCTTGACACCGGTCACGCTGGCGCCGAGGCCGCCGCGCTCGGCGGCGCCGGCGACCCGCATCTCGACCGGCATCATGCCGGCGCGGGCGGGAATCGCGGTCGTCGCGGCTGCGATCGGGAGGTTGATGCTGAAGGTGCCGTCGTATACGCGGCGAGCGATCTCCTCGCGGGCCGCGGCTTCGCCGATCTCGGAGGCCAGCTTCGCGTACTCGGGATTCTTCTGGAGCTCCGCTTCGTCGGCGGACAGCACCGCGTCGCGCGCCTGACGGGCGTTCATGTCCGAGGTCTGGACGACCTGTTCGGCGACGACGGCGTCGCGGGCACCTCGCTCTGCGCGGATGGTGCCTGAGACGATCGCATCGACCCTTGCCGCCTCCGCCATGAGCTCGTCGCCGCCGGAGGCAATGACGCGCGCAGCGGCGCGCTCGCCGCCGGCGATGGCCTCCGCCATGAGGGCACCCTTCCCGATCCTCCCAACAATTCCGCCCGGGGCGAGCATCTCCAGCATGGACGGGGCGACGGCATCGATCGCCGCGCCCGGATCGGTAGCGATGAACTCCAACACTGAAGAAGGGCCCTCATCGAATGCACGCCCGAGGTCTTCCGTGTTCGCACGCGACTCGTCGCTGGTCGACTTCTCGGTCAACCACTTCCCGCCCTTCGAGATCCCGCGCCCGATGAAATTCATCGTCTTCGACGCATTTTCTTCGGCAAGCGTCGGGAGACCGGTCGAGGCTCGGCGTCGCTCTTCTGCGGCGATGGCATCGGCGTTGTCTTGCTCGAGTCCAGCGGCGCCCGCTCGAATGAAGTCGCCGGCCTGCGATGGCATGCCGATCGCATCGAGCCCTGCAGCGACAGCCCTGCCGCCAGCAGCAAACGCCGTGTTCCCCATCTGGGTCGCGCGGTTGCCTACGTTCGCGATCTTCTCGGCGATTCCGCCGATGATTGGGATGTCGCGTACTGCAGCAGCGCGTCCGTCGAAGTCGGGCGCCGAATCAAGCTGCGTTGCGTCGACGACGCTTCCGACGAAGTCCATGAGTCCGCCGGCACCGCGCGGAGCCAAGCGCGCAAACTGCGCAACTGGGTTGCTGTTCTCGGCCCACAGGCGAGCAGACGATGCGCGGCGAGTTTCGTCTTCGCTGAACGGCTTCGACGGATCCAGCCCAGCAGAGCTCAGCTTGCTCTGAACGTACGCATAGGCGTCTTCGATCGTGGACCCTTCTGGCCCGTTGACCGTATACGTCGTGCCATTCGGAGCACGGACATTGAATACGGGCATTGGTTACTTGCTCCCTGCCTTACGGCACCTTACTACCATTCCAGCCTGCCCAGTCGTTGCGAGGCTTCTGCACGTACCCGCTCGTCTGGGCTGGCTCCTCGACATCCATGAGCGCCGGCGAAAACGGCAACACGCTCTCGGTCCGCTGCCACTTCTTGAGCGTCGCAACGTCTTTGGGGTCGTTCATGTCGAGGTTGACGGTTCGTCCGCTTTTCTCGCCGCGATAGGTCTTCATCGACGCCGAGCGCCCCTCTCCTTGCCCGGAGCCAGACGCAGAGATACGTGCAGCCTCGATGCGGGCAGCGCGCTCTTCCCTCGCAAGCTGCATGCGCGCCGCGTTGTCGGCCGCGCTGATGCTCTTGCGCGATTCGAGCTCCTCGGTCTGCATTTCCTTCCGCGCAGCGAGCTCCTTCTCAGTGATCGCTGCTCGCGCAGAAAGCTCCTGTTCGGCGAGATCCTTGCGGATCGCGTAGTCCTGCGACCGTTCCTCTGCGCGAATCGCGGCGAGGCGAGCCTCCTTGCGAGCCTCAGCCTCTTCCGCGCGCCTCGTTTCCCAGCGGCGCTGGATGTCGCCGAGGGCGCCGGCGACGAAGCCCATGAGTGCCGCCTGCCTTGCGCGCTTGCCCACTGTTACGCCCCCATGATCGACGGCCTCTGCCGTGCAGGGGGAGGCTGCTCCGCCTCTGCGAACGGGTCAACCCCCTCGCGCTGGCCCATCTCGCTCAGGTACGACGCAGTCGAATCGACGTCGCCGCCGATCTGCATCTGCTGCAATTCCTGCTGCGCGGCCGCACGCTCCTCCTCCGAGATGTTGGCCGACATGAGGTATGCGCGAACAGCAGACAGCAGCGCCTTGCTCCGCATGTCGTCGGTCACTTCATCGACGACGCCCATCGCCTCCGCGATCTCGAACATGTCGTCGATGATCTCGGTGCCGGCGGACACGATCGTGTCGAAGTCGAGCTCGATGCCTTGGGAGGATGCCTGCTTGGCGCCCTCCATGATCATGGCCAGCACCATGGATCCGATGTCTTCCTCGATCGACTGCGACGAGCGCAGCTTGTCTCGGATCGCGGCTTCGCCCTTCCCGAAGATGTGCTCGCGAATGCCGGCAACGAGGGTCTCGTAGGCTTCCACCTCTTGCGGCGAGCCGGCCTCTTCCTGCGCGTTTTCGTTGGCGTCCATTGTCACCTCAGGCGTCGTACATGAGCCGCGGACGCCACGAGTTTCGCGACGTCGGTTCACTGGTGAAGCGAACCTGATCCGGAGTCAGGCTTGCGTAGCGATCGTCTGGGCTGACGCCATACACTGCGTTGATGGGATCTTCATCCTCGGCCCTCTGCGCAGCCATGGCGCTCACGACCGCATTGAGCCCGCCAGAAACGAGGGCGCTGCCGACGGCCGAATTCATGAAGCCTCCGGCCGTCGTTCCAGCACCGGCCGCACCGGCCGCGCCGGCGCTGCCTGCTGCGGCATTGAACGCGCCGGCAGAGGTGAGCGGGGAGGATCCGACGGTCGCAGCCTGAGCGGCAGACTGCGCACCAGCGAACGGCGTAGAGGCAGAGACAGCCGGCGCCGCCCCTCCAAAGGCGCTGGTCAGCCCAGAGCCAAGCGGTGCAGCCGACGTCGCCGCGGTCCCGTTTGCGATCGTGCTCCCTGCAGCCTTGGCCGCGGCCGCAGCCTTGCCGATGCCGATCGCCTGAGCGGCGGCGCCGTTCAGGAGAGTCGCGCCACCAGCGGCGGCGCTCGCGCCGGCGACGGCGGCGGAGTTTGCGGCGAGTGCGCCGTAGGCCCCAGCGCCGCCTGCGGCGACGCCGGAGCCAATCCCAAGCGTCCCACCTATCGACACCACCCCCGCTTTGAGTGTTGCTCCAACCGTGGCCAGAAGCCCATGCGAACCCATCGTTGCGGAGAATGCGCCGGTGCCAACCGTTGCGAGACCGGCAGTGAAGACGACAGCCGCTGCAACGACAAGTTTTTTCCAGTGGCGGCGCACGAAGCGCCCGACCGACTTCACCGCCTTCTTTATCGCGCTCATCGCGGACCCTCCACTTGCCAGTAGTAGACGCCGCCAGCCCTCGCCATCCCGCGGGATGAGAAGAGGCGGTCGTATCCAGCACGAACTCCAGAATCGCTCACCGCCATGTCGATCCTGACGACCTTGTTCTCTTTCGCCCAACCGATGAACTTGTCGAGCAGCAGATCTCCGCCAGCGTCAGCGGCGAACACGAGGTCTGTTGCGCAAAGACCTCCGCACCAAGGCATCGGAGCGAGCATCCCGATGATGACGCCGCAGCACTTGTCGCCGATCCACGCGGTGAACGCGCGCATCGTCGGGTCGCCCATGACGTTGCGAAGCGTCTTCCTTGCGATGACGGAATTGTAGCCGAGCGGTGCCATGTTGCTGTTCGCGAACGCCGTCGAACCGAAGCGAAGAACCTCGCTCAGCATGTGCGGCTGCAGGATCCGCACGGTGATCTTCTTCTCGGTAGCGGAATCCGTCACGGCTGCTGGAACTGCATCGGGTATGGGTTGAAGAAGATCGGCGGGATGCCGTCCGCCATCACGGTCGAGTACCCATCGTAGATCGACTTCAGCACTGCGTTCGCGTTCGCGACCGCGGCCTGCTGCTGCGCCGGCGTCAGGTTCGGGTTCGAGTAGATCCCGTTGAGCACCTGAGCGGTGTATGCCTCGCGGTTGGCGACGGTGGAGAAGTAGCTCGAATAGCGGGACTCCGCTCGATTGAGCGCGGCCTGCTCCGCATTCTGGGTGCGATCGAGCGCGGCCTCGCCGGAGCGCCAGCCCTGCTCTTCCCGCGCCATGCCCTGCTGGAAGTCTTGGCTGCCGATGCGCTCGTAGGTCTGCTGGTAGCGGTCTGCGGCCGCTTCCCCGCTGCGCCACATGCGATCGTACGCGGACTGCCCGGACTGGAAGTTTTCCGCGGCGGCGCGTTCGCTGCTCTGGAAATTCCGATTGGCATTGTTCTCGCCCTGCTGGAACTGCCGGTCGAGATAGGACTCGCCACTGCGCCACGCCTGCTCGTTCGACGCCATCCCGGACTGGAACTGCCGGCCGAGCGAAGCGTCCTCCATCTGCGCGCGGAGAGCGATGTCGCGAGCGGCCATGTCGCGGAACTGGCCCTGATCCGCGAGGTTGTCGGCGTTCTGCGCGGCCATGTTCTCGCTGGCGGCGCGGCCGTAGGCTTCCGCTTCCTGCATGGCGAACGGCTGCGCGGCGTCGATCGCGGCCCGCTGCGAGGCGCCGGCGGCGACGGACGACATGAGCATGCCGCTGTCGGACGCGCGCTCTGCGGCCGCGAGCCTTGCGTTGCGGATGTACTGGCTGTCGCCTGCGATCATCTCGTTCAGGCGCTGGCTGCTGAGCTCGTTCGCCTGCACGCTGCGCGTCGCCGCGCCGCGGTCACCTTCGGAGAATGCACCGCGGAAGTTGCCGACCGAAGCGGCGCCTGTGCCGGCGGTGACCGGTTGGTTTCCGATGTTCGGGTTCGTGCCCAGCGTCTGCCCGCCCGCGTATGCGATCGGCACAGACTGCGGCGGCATGAGCGGGCCAGACACCTGCCCTCTGGCAGGCAGTGCCTCCGTCTTCGAGCCCGGTGTCGACGGGGCCGGCTGGTCCGGCGCCTGCACGGGCGTGCTCGGGCCGGCTGGGGTCGTCACCGGAACTCCTGCGGCGGGGGTGCTGATCTGGTTCTGCTGTGGCTGGGAAGCCTGCGCCGGCGTGCTCGGCGAGGTCGGGGACATGATGATGCCACCGCCGCCACCGCCGCCACCACCGCCTCCGGTTACGTCCTTGACATAGGACTCGTACGGTGGGCGGGTCATGTCGAACGCGATGTTCGGCGGAATCGTGTAGCCGTTGTAGGCAGCCATCGCGTGCTCCTCAGTAGCGGTTCCCGCCGGCTCGGTTGGCGGAGTCGGGGACGAGCACTGGGCCGGGTCCGGGGAGCGTCGGGTTGAGGTTGGTGGGGACCTGCGCGGTCACCATGCCGGAGGGCTGGCGGCCGCCTTGAGGGATGACGCCGCCGTTCCGCGGAGGAAGGCCGGGCGGAGACCCGGATCCGACCCGCGCCGGCGGCGCGCCAACCGGAGACGCCTGCGGATTGGCGGGGACCGGGTTGGCCGGCTGCTGGTATCCGGTGCGCGGCTGGTTGGGGACGGGAACGGTCGCCGCCGGCGACTGCGCGATCGGCGGATTGCGCATGTGCGGCGGGATGATGCCGGTGTTCCCGGTCTGCTGTGGTCGATTCGCGGCGATGAACTTCGCGAGCCTCGACGACGGCGTTCGCGGCTTCAACGCCGGGGTGCCCATGAGGCCGACACCGGGCCTGATCTTGTCGTTCATCGATCCGTCCTATGTCCTCGTGTGGTTCCGCGCTGGTCGCCGTCGACCCACATGATCTGCAGGGAGTGAGGCCGATCTTGGCCGGAGACGGCGTGGAATCTGATCGAAAACTCGTACCCCTCGAGCGGAAAGTCAACGGTCCCGCGGATCGGGACCGGGGTCACTGTTGCCGGCGCATCCGAGGTCCCGAACTCGACGTCCGCATAGATGGATTCGTCGACGCCCTCGTTGTTCTTGCCGCGCGACATCTTCAGCATCGCGTGCCCGTTGCCGACTCCGCCGACGACGATCTTGTCGATCCTGCTGAGGTTGGCCATGCCGCCGAATGCGATCGGGTTGAGCTCGATGTGGTGCGGAATCTCTGCGCCGTCCATGGTGTTCCCGACGTCGAGCTCGAACAAGTACCCCTGCTTGATGCCCTTGAAGCTGCACAGCAGACGCTCGCGGCCGCTTGCGTCGATCCCGGACGCGAGCGCCCTGACCGCCCAAGGAACGTCCGAAGAGAGCGCGCCAGACCCGGGCGTGTACAGGCGCTGCATGGTGAACTCCATCGACTCCCTCACGGTCATGGTGAGGATCCAGCCATCGGAGAAGAACATCCGGTACTGGTTCTTCGATCTCACCGCGAGGGACGCGATCGGACGCATGTAGCGCTGTTCGCTGTCGAGCAGCGCCTGCAGTCGCTGGCTGAGCCACGGCTCGACATTCTCCGACAGGTAGTTGCGTTCCGCTGCAGCGAACGACTCCGGCGTGTCCGCGGCGAACAGGCCGAAGGAATCGGACAGGATCACGCGGCCCATGTCGGCGAGCGTGTACTCGAGTCCGCCGCGACGCGGGCTGATCACGGACTTGTAGTAGGTCGCCTGCGACAGTCCGCGGAGTAGCTCCGTCCGTTCCTTGCAGATGATGCCTAGCGCATCGCCTGCCATTTCAGCGAAGCCAACCAGCCTGTCTCCGATCTCGATCGCGGTCGCGCCTTGATCGCCCCTCGTCTCGAATGGGTTCCCCGGAGCGGTGAGAAGCGCTGCCCCTCCAAAGTATCCGAGCACGAGCGAGTTGCCGTGCTTCGCGATGTGCCGTGGAACGTCGTCCTTTGGATTCAATGGCGTGCGGATCTTGATGATCGAAGTTCCATCGAACGAGAAAGCGGGGCCAGCGCCGCTCACGCCATAGACGGAGTCGTAGTCGTCCTGCCCGAAGAAATTCGCTTGCCGGAAAACATAGCGACTCTGGTTGTGGTCGATGTCCGTTTGCCCGGGGAGGAAGATGTTGCGATCGCGACTCGCGGCAACGGCGAGAAGGTTGCCGCCGCCGCCAGAGGCAGTGCGGATCTGATTCCCCTCGCTGATGAGCCGCGACTTGTCTGCGTTCGTGCTGCAGTCGATCGTCATGAACCCGGAGAGGGTGTTGATCGTCGCATCGCCATTGGTCGCCTGCGCATGCACGAGCGTAGCGCTGATGTCGGTAGACCCATCCCAGAAGTAAATCGGAATGCCTGCTCGATCGACGTAGTAGACGGTGACGCGAACGAAGTCGACGGATGGGGAATTCATCGGGGTGCCGGACGACACCCTTTTCGCGACGAGGAGCACGCCGAAGTTGGCATCCTTGAGGTCGTCTGTGATGAGCCCCTCGATCCCCCACGTGTCCGAGCTACCGCCATAGGTGGCGATCGTCTGCGACGTCGGCCAGCTTCCGCCTGCCTTGTTCTCGCCGCGACCCGGGATCCCGGTGAGAACGACCGCGGCGTCGGTGGTGTTGTTCGCCGCTCCTGCAGAGCGCTCGATCTCGACCTTGATGCCGACGACCTGAGCGCCACTTGGGAGCGCGCTGAGCGAGAAGCCCTTGCAATGCAGCGAGGTTCCGCTCGTCGCAGCGAGGACGGCAAACGTGCCGTCGTTCGCATTCGGCCCTGTCGAGGTGACGGAGTCGATCTCGCTGTTCGTCGGGTATGCGGCGCCTGAGTCCTTGACGTCGGACGTGATGAGCTCGGTCGATCGCGAGAAATTCTTGAGGTTGCTCGTCCCGCCCCTGAACGATAGCTCGCGACGCATGCCGACCATCGTCCACTGGCCCTCGTCCGCGCGCCACAGCGCAGCAGGAGTCTGCTCGACGAGGAAGTCGATCTCAGAAAGGTCCTCGTTGAAACTCGGTGCAGACGGAGGCTCGTCGCCATCGATTGCGACCCACGTGTACGGGGGGAGTCCGCCGCTCACCGACAGCGAGTCGCTGTATGGGATCGACGTGTATCCGCCATCGAGCGATCCCGAGATCGGGAGCTCGGACAGCGTCGGCGAACCGATTGGTGTTGCGAGGGTCGCGGAAGGAGAGACCGATGGGTCGTAGACGATGAACCCGCTCTGATGCCCGGTAGGCTGGGCGTCGAGGATGATGTGCTTCTCGCCATCGATCTCGATCGCATGCCCCTCGTTGGCATCCGTGTAATAGCCGCCCTCGAAGAAGACCACGGGGAGGTCGCGAACTGCGTAGGTGTCGTTGCGGAACATGAACGTCGCGATGACGTCGGACCCAGACCTCCCGGGAACCTGAATGACCGATGCGCGTCGCGTTGCCGCGAGCGCATCGAGCGCTGCATCGACGACATCCTGCGTTCCATCCGGCTGGCTCAGGATGATGACTTCGCCAGCGATCGCTTCCGCAAGCGTGTCGGGGCACAGGATGTCGCCGCCGCCGTAAAGGGTGTAGCTGCCGCCCTCGAAGATGGCCGAGATGTAGTCGCCGTCAGGCGATACGTAGGTCACGTACCCGACATACGTCGCTGGACCATCGACCGTGAGCTCGATGCGATCTCCGGCGGAGAATGCGCCGATCACCGAAGGAGTGGCGACCCGCGCGATCTTGATCTCGTTGACTCCCGGACCACCATCGACTCGCTCGACGCCTGCGATCCGCGAGTAGCCGCCATTGGTCGCTGCCTCGTAGTTGAGGCAGGACCTCAGCGTGCCCGGCTTGCTGATTGTCGGAGGCGACTTGAGGTCGACGCCACCAGCCAGAATGATCGGTTCCATCGTCAGCCCGTGGTAAATTCAGGGAGCTCAGTTGCGTAGAGGCGGCCGAGCTCGCGCTCCATTTCGATCCTGCACTTCTCGCGAAACTCCGATGTCTTGTCTCGAGACGCGCTGTAGTAGCGGCAGAGAGCCCACCACACGATCGCCATGTGGTTGTCGCTCGGGATGATGGATGTGGATGAGTCGCTCTCCTGCATGGGAGCGGGAGAACGCATGTAGTCGAAGGAGATCTGGTAGCTGCGGTCTGCGGACTTGTCGAAATGGATGACCCCGTCCGGCGCGATCGAGCACGATGCTGGGCGACCGCTACGCAGTGAAGCACCTCTTCCGATCGACTGCCCGTACCACATTTCGTACGGAACGACGACGACGCGAGTTTCGTCGGAGACGCTGTCTGCATAGCACCCGATGCTCTGCACCCCTGACGAGTCCTCCGCCGGAATCACCCGGCGGAGGCTGGACAGCGAACTCGGAGCGTTGATCGAGACCTCGCCGGATTGCAGGACGAGGCTCGCGGGCTTCCGCATGAAGAGCCAGTTTCGTTGCGCGGACTGGATGTCGACATCCGACTGGATGATGTACCGCATCATCTCGTAGTCGACACCCTTCGCCGCGCTAACCGAGGTCAACGGTGAAGTTGGTGCATCCTTCGAGACGCGAGCAATCAGCAGCGCCTGCCTGACCAGTCCGAGCAGATTCACGCGACTTCCTCCTCTTCGATCGACTTCTCGGCCGTCCCGAACAGGAAGACCATGAGGTCGTAACGGACGTCTTCATCCGGGCGCGCGCGGCGGTCTTGGTCGAGCGTCTGGATGTCGCATCGATTCGCGACGGCGCGGATGTCGCGAGGCGAGAGGGCGTCGAAGAAGTCCGCGCCCTTGCTCTGATACCACTCGGTCAGCGAGCCGGCGAGGTCGGCGGTCAGCGGGTCGTCTCCGAGATCCCGGAACGCGCGGCGCGAGAAGTCCCACCCGGTGGTGACCTCGGCGTTGCCGTCGGCGTCGAAGGTCTTCACCTGCTTGGGTTCGGGGACCATGGTCTCGAGGATGCGCATGTAGATCGGCCACGGCACCGCCACGACCTCGCCATAGGGCAGCCAGTAGGTTGCCTTGCTGTTCCAGCTGAATGGCTCTGCGCGGGCCTTGCTCTGCTCGGGCCGCGGCAACTCGATGCGCCGGCGGCGGCCGCCCCACCTGCCATTCTGGCTGAGGTTGTACGGGGGCACGATGGCGCTCTTGGCGACAGTTGCCGACCCTCGAAGCTGCTTCTCGATGTCGGTGTTGCGGGTGATGCCGCACGCCGAGAAGACGAGGGACTTTAGCGACTCGATGTCGGCATCCTTGCGGAATCCGGAAACGCCGAGTGCGTTCAGGTAGAAGAGGATTTCTTCGCGAGTGCTCGTCTCGAGATTGTTCGCGAGAGCGGTCTCGATGTTGACGGGTTGGAAGTCGCTGGACACGGTTCGCTCCTGATCGGTAAAAGAAGGGCCGCCATTGGCGGCCCTCCGATATTACTCCCAGAGCGGCCGGGGAGTTACGGGACGGTCGAGTAGACGATGAAGCGGTGGGTCGCCGACACTTCGGCGGCGCCGGCCTGCGCGGTCAGGATCAGCTGGGCGCCGTCGATCGCGACCGCGGCCGCGTTGATGAGGTCGCCCTCGGTCAACTCGAACTTGGTCGTGGCCTGCATGCCGGTGTTGGCCGAAGCGTATGCGGTCAGGGCGCCGGTGTAGCCGAGGTTGAAGGTGAAGTCGTTCGCGGCATCGGGGTCGCCGGAGCGGCTGTTGAAGAAGCCGATGACCTTCTCGCCATTGACGAGATCGCAAAGCACGAGCGAGTCGGCGGAAACCTGCGACAACGTGCCGGTGAACTCGATGTAGCGAACGCAGAGCTCGCCGCGGCGGGCGGGGGTCGCGCCCTTGTGGATGTACTGCGAGAGGTTGCTCGGGTTCTGGCCGTAGGCGTTGCTGTACTTGGTTGCCATGTCCTTGATCCTGTGAAGTTGTGTTGATGGAGTGGAGGCCCTTACGGGCCTCCGTGCTCACGTCAGGCCGGGTTCTCGGTGGCGCCGCACTCGATCGCCACGACCCAGTTCTGGTTGAGGATCACCGGGGCATCCCACCAGCGGCAGGAGACCATGCGGCGCTGGTTGGTCGGGTCGGACTTGTCCGCCTTGTCGAGGACGTTCATCTCGACCGCGCCAAGACCCTTCTCGGTGCCGGCGAGCGACGCCTTGCCCAGCGCCTCGGCACCGAACAGCAGGTAGGTGTAGACGTCGACGTTCGCGCCACCAGCCGAGCGCATGCCCGTCGCGCCGACGGCGGCGCCGGCGGCATAGAAGGGCTCGAACTCGGGCGAGGTGATGAAGCACACGTTCTCGACGTAGCCGAACAGCTGCGGGATGCCATCGGTCATGCCGCCGATCTGCGGAGTCGGGCGGAAGCCGGTGATGTTGCGGATGTCGGGCTGGGTGTCGGTATGCGAGAACGAGATGAACGCCGGCTCGACCGGGGTGGTGTTGATGTTCACCGAGCCCTTGGTCATCTGCCGGATCACCGACGCGCGGTTGTTGATCAGCGTACGCACCGCGACGCGAATGCGGCCGAGGCTGATCGCGCCGTTGACTTGGTTGCGGGCCGTGTGCGCGCTGCTGTTGTAGACGACGTTGTTGCAGGCGCGATAGGTGAACCACGCATTCTTCTCGCGGATCCGCTTCATGAGGTCGATGAGGCGATCCTTCGAGTCCATGAGGACCGGGTACTCGCCGAGCTCGGCCTGACGGCTCGAGACGGTGAAGACCTCGGCGAACTCTTGGAAGGTCTTGGTCACGTTCTCGTAGGTCAGCGCGCGCGACACGGGGTTGATGCCCTCGCTCACCTCGGCGACCGACGGATCCGGGGTCACGCGACGCTGCAGCGAGATGGTCTCGTTCTTGTTCCGCGGGACCGGTACGGTCTTCACGAAGCGGTCGATCACCTCGACGGCATCGGCCGACTTCAGCATCTGGCCGATCGCGTAGGCGTTGGTCGGGTTGCCGGCAGCTGCGCCGCCGTAGGTGTTCATCGCCATTGTCTTGTTCCTGTGGTTGGGTGGGTCTCTTAGCCGTTTTCGTATCCGGCCATGAATTGGCTTCCGGGATCACCGCCGCCGGCAGCGCCAGTCCCGCGAAGGACTCCTCGTCCAACGGTTCTCGGGGCCGCGCTCAGGCGGAGTGCAACGTCGTCTGCAGTCTTGATCTTCTGGGGCTGCTGGCCGCCGACTTCCGCGGGACCGCCGCCACCTTGCCCGCCATGCTGCATGTAGCCGGTCGTCGCCTTGTACATGTTGAGCAGGGGGATGACGAACGAAGCCTTGCGCAGCCGCCCCTTCATGTCTTCCTCGGACTTGAAGTCGAACATGTAGGAATGGTTGTCGAACCACTCGACGAACTCGTCGGAGTTGTTGATCTCCTGCCAGTCAGGATGCGCTTCGGCAAGGGTGCTTATCTCGCGGCGCTGTGCTTCAGCGGCGCGGTCAGCTGCGACTTGCTCGACGATCGAGCGCTGGCTGTTGACGGCGTTCCCTAGCTCAGCGAACTGAGCATCGAGCGTCTCTGCGATGGCGAGGTTCGCCTTCTTCTGGATGGCCGCGTCTTCGGGATAGAGCTCCTCGAATCGCTTCCATTCGTCGGTCTCGTACTGGGCCTGCAGCTTCGCGACGGCGCTTCCACTCTGCGCTGCGCCAGCTTGGGCCGGCACGCCAGCCTGACTGCCCCCTGCCTCTTGGAGCGACCTGATCCGGGCCAACTCTCGCTGGGCCGAATCAAGCTGCCGCTGCACCGGGGCAACCTTGCCATAGAGGGAGGCATACCGGGTGCGCTCTTCGTTGAGCGCAGCCTCTGCCTCCGCCTTGGCCCTGAGGATCACCTCAACGCTCTGGCGGAGATCTTCCGGCAGGTCGTCGAGGATCAACTCTGGCTGTTGCGGCGGAAGCTGCGCCCCACTTTCGCCGGTGTCAACCCCCTCTCCGTGGATTCCTTCTGCGCTGGCAGAGGCGCCTCCATTGTTGGCTTCGCCGCCATCGCCGCCAGCGTCAGCGACTCCGCCGCCATGAGCGGTGGAGCCGCCGTCACTTGCGCCTCCATTGTTGGCTTCGCCATCCGGCTTCGGAGGATTCTGCTGGGATGTCACTCCGATTGGCGAGTCTCCGGCGGTGAAACCGGCCAAGAAGTCGCTCTGGTCTTTCTCGTCGATGTTCATCATTGCTCCTTGGTGGGAAGGTCCAGCAGCGCCTTGAGCTCGGCGATTCGTGCGCGGAGCGCTGCGTATTCCGCATCGGTCCTGCCGAACGACTCGAGCTCAGCACGGTGCTGTCGGAGGCGATCGGCCGCCCACTCTTCGACCGATCGCCACGTGTCACTTGATCTTTGTACGCTCACAGGATCCTCGGGTTCGGGCTCTCGACGGCAACCTCAAGCTGGTTCTCTCGGTCTCGCTGCGAGATCTTCTCTGCATCGATCCTCGCGAAGATGCCGTCGCTCTCCATCTCGCGCGCGATCCGTTCCATCTGGATTCGCTCGTTCGAGTCGAGCCCGGCGAGCTTCGTCATGTAGTTGAGAGTCGCAATCCTGAGGTCGACGCTGCGGTCGATGGCTGCCATCCGCTCCTTCGACGCGATCTCTTCCCTGCGAACACCAGCCTTCGTCTCTTCAGCTTGTGCGGAGAGCTCGATGGACCGCGCGCGGTTCTGCTCAGCGAGAACGGCAGGATCCACCGGCGGGTTCTTCGACATCTCTTCCTGCTTCGCCTTGTACTCCTCTTCGCTCAGCAGCAGCTTGCCTGCGTCGAGCTCCATGACGACGAGGCCGGTGCGAGACCACTCGTCCCAGTTGCACCTGCCTGCGAGCTCCGGGTTTGCGCTGTAGATGTTCAGCGCGTAGAGGAACCGCTGCGCCTGCACGTCCTTGACCAGCAGGTGGGAAACGCCTCGCGGGATGATCGAGTAGTCGCCCTTCGCAGACTCCATGTCGGGGTCGCTCGACTGGAGGTTCCAGTCGTACATGCCGGTGATGAGCGGGTTGGTGACGTCGTCGTCCCAATTCTTCACCAGCTGCCTGCTCACGATGTTCGCGGTGTTGAGCAGCATGGATAGCCCGGAGCTCGTTGGCACGGCCGCCGTTGGCTCACCCTGCGCGATCGACGGGATCATCGCGTGCTCGTTCGCGTTCTGCTTCGTGCGCTCGTAGAGCGGCAGCAGGCTCGATGTCGTGTTCGGGATCTCGAACGCGCTGAGCACCTTCCGGATGTCGTCGACTTCGCTGGTGAACTCCCACACGCGCGGCTTCGTGAAGGACATGTCGTACGTCTTGGTCCCGCTGCTGCCGCCAGCCGGCTCCATCCTCCCCTTCACCACGCCGAGTTGCAGGCTCGCGCTCATCATCGCGTTGAGCATCATGGCCTGCCACAGCTGGCGCGCGGCAAGCTGATCATCTCGCAGCACGTACGGAGCGCCCTTCCCGAAGATCGAGTCCGGCCGCTTCTCGTAGTTGAAGACGTGGTAGATGGGGACGTTGTCGTCGAGCGGCTTGAGCACGACCTTGATGACGATGCCGTTCACCGTCCACGCTTCGCAGTTGACCGAGATGAGCTCGTCCTCGACGAGCCTGCTGATGATCTTCCCGGCCTCCTCCTCCGACAGCCTCGCCTCTTCGACGAGTCCGGCAGTGAAGTCGATCACCGCCTCTCTGGTGAGCTCGCCGGTGTAGATCGTGCAGACGTAGTGGTCGCGGATGCTGCTGAGCACCGACTGGCCGCCGCTCATGTTCGCGCGCTGGAAGATCGGGGATGTCGCGAACACGGCCGTGTTCGGTTGCGTCCCAAGCGCCTTCCTGATCTGCGACGGGCTGAATCCCGGCTCCTTCGCGAGAGAGCGAAGCGAACTTTGGGTCAGGAGCTCGAGCTCGAAGACGCCCGGGCACTCGTTGATGTTGCGGCAAGGGAGGGGGTAGAACTGGAACAGGTCGACGTACTTGACGCTTGCGCTCGGCGACTCCTCGTACTGGCGAACCCATTTCCCCTCAGCGTTCGGACGGCGCGTGATCTTCGTCTTCGGGAAAGGCCCCTTGACGACGCCGGTGCCGAGGAGGACGCCGTCGAAGATGGCGTCTCTTCCGACGCCTGCGTAGTTGCTTTCCTGCAACTGGTCGTGGATCTTGTTCCGCATCTTCGAGCAGCGTTCCTCCGCGATCCGCTTCTTCTCGGCGGAGATCTCCTTCTCGGTGAGCGGAGTCCCATCGGGCTTCGCTGCGGGGATCTCGGAATCGTCGATCTGAGGATCCGGAGATGGCTCCATGTCCCAGTTGCGATCGCTGGTCGGGAACAGCATGTCAGCGATGCGCGCGGTGATGAGCAGGACGGCGGGTCTGGTGAGGTTGTCGCCGGTCATCTGGTAGTCGGCGCGCGATCCAGTCGGCGCCTGCGGGCGCGGGTCCTTCGCCTGCAGCAGGCTTGCCCCTCCGGTCTCGAACTGGTCGATGTTCTCGAGCCACTCGCGCTCTGCGTCCGCGCGGAACGAGACGGCCTCGGCGAACTGCTGGCTGAGGTGGGTCCCGAGCTCGTTGAGCCGGGCGGAGCGGCGCTCGAGCGCTTCCTTCCGCAAGGCCATCCTCTGCTCTTCGCTTTCCTCGATGAGGCCACCCTCGATTTCGTTTTCGTTGATGCTCATCACCCGAACCTCATGCTGTCTTGGATTGTTACCGCGCTTCGCTTCTGCGTCGTCGCGATGCTGATTCCCTCTGATGCGATGTAACGAACGCAGTCGAGGATGTGGTCGTTCTCTTTCACTACCTGCTGCTTCTCGTTGTAGCGATAGCGCCTGTATTCGTCGAGGAACTTCTGGCACGTGCTGAAGACCTTGAGCCTGCCCGTCGAGAGGCGACTGAGGATCTCCTCGATCCCGTCGCCAACGGACCCAGCCCCCTTCTTCGCAAGCCGGATATTAAGCCCCCGTGCCTTGTATTTGTCGATGATCTGCGAGCCGTCAGTTTCACGCTGGTGGGCGTCGCCGATCCCGGGGATCCACGCTCCCCTCGCCAAGAACGCGATCGCATGCACGTCGAGCGAAACCTCGCCACGTTTGTAGTCGGAGTAGATGTAGATGACATCCTGCTCTGGGTCGATCGCAGCCCAAGCTCCGGCGGTGTTGAAGTAGCCGTGGTCAAGGGCGTAGACCCTCGGCCAATAGGATGGGATGTTGATCGGGTTGATGACGAACTGGTCTTCTTCCACGGTGTACACCTTGCCGATACCGGCTGTAGGAACCCCTCTTTTTCGAGCATCTCTGAGCCACGGAGGAGTGGCCGCCATCGTCGCAGCCTTCCACTCCTCGTCTAGGTGAGGAACGTCGTCCCACCCGCACGTGACAACGATAATGCTGCCGCCTTCCTTGTTGGTCTTCTCCCAAGACAGGAAGGTGTCAACCACCTCGTTGTGCCCCTTGAGCGGCGTGAACGTCAGCAGGATGCGGCCATTGATCCCGCGGCCGCGCTGGATGCACTCAAGGAAGATGTCGTGAGGAGGCTCCTCATCGAGCCAGATGAAGTGGACGTTGTCGCCCTGAAACGATCGCCGCTTCTGGTCGTAGCTCTTGAAGAACAGCGATGACCACCCGCCGCTCTCGTGCCTGACCGGGCAGAAGTCGCAGCTTCCGTTGGTGTTTGAGACGACGCGAGGCTTCCCGAGGTATTCCTTCGGGATCGTTCCCTTGCCGAGCTCGCCATCGCCGAGTGTCGCGAAGTCACCGAGCAGGTACTTCTGCACGGTCCTTCGCACGGTGTCGCGCGTGTCTCCGCATGCCCATGCAACGATCGGGCCGTCGAACCTGAGCCCGACCCACCAGAACGGATAGCGGCCAGTGAGGTGAAGCGCGAGCTCGTACGCGCCTAGGCCATAGGTCTTGCCTACGCCGTTGCCTCCCATGAAGCATCGCTGCAGGTACTTTGCCCCTGCCTCGAAGCACTCCATGTGCTTCTTGTATAGCTCGCGCCTTCGAGGTCCAAGATCCGGATACATCGACTCGATCATGTGAGTCGATGACCAGCGCTCCTCTGCCCTGAGAAGAGCCTCTAGCTCGAGTAGATCGCTTTCGGTGAAACCCATCTTAGAACGTGCCGCCGGACAGGCTCACCGTGCAGGAGTCGAGAATTACACCGGTGCCCCCAGCCCTACGGAACTCGAGAAGGATCGTCATCTCGCCTTCTGTTGAACCTGAGCCATCCACCACGCTCATGCCGAACTGGATATCGCCACCGCAGACAAGCCATGTGCCGAACGTACCAGAAGAAATAACGCCGCCGCTTCCTGTGACTTTGGTAGGACCGCTGAGGATTGTTCCTCGCACCTCGAAGTCAGAGGATGCTCCAGACACCTTCCACTCGCCAGCCGTGCTTTCGCCGCTATTTCGCAGAGTGACCGTGCCAGCGCTGTTGATCTGGATGTACGGATTCGCGTTCGATGTGTGGGTATGGGATGCGGAGTGATCGTTGACGTTGATCGTGTTCGCGATCGCGACGTTTTGCGTCGAGGTGTCGACAAACTGTGCAGCGGAGTCAGTCGCACGGATGACGAACGAGTAGTTGCCGGGCGTTGTCGGAGTACCAGTGACAGCACCAGTGCTGGTATTGAGGGTCGTCCCGGGCGGCAGGGAGCCGCTGTTGACGGAGTACGTGATCGGCGCAACGCCGCCGCTCGCGGTCGCGCTTCCGCTGTAGGCCGTGCCCTCGGTGCCGCCACCGAACGATGGCGTGATCGAGAAGAGGTCGATGTATGGGAGCGTTTTCACGGCCTCGTCGTAGTTGCCGTCCGGGTCCGTTGCGCGGATGGTGAGGGCGATGTTCGAGTAGCTCGTGCTCGTCGGCGTACCGCTGATGCTTCCGGTCCCGCTCCCGAGCGTGAGCCCAGCAGGAAGCGTGCCGGACTGCAGGGAGTAGGTGAGCGCGTGCGTCGACGCCGCATTCGCCGCGGTCGCCGGCTGCGTGTACGGGACCGTCCTCGACGCAGTCGGAAGCGTGCTCGCGACCATGTCCGGGAAGTCGCGGTAGGTGATCGACTGCGTGGAGTCGACGACCTTCCCGCCCGCATCGGTGACACGAACGGTGATGGCCCTCGTCGTGTAGCTGGTGTCTGTCGGAGTGCCCGAGATGACGCCGGTCGACGTGTTGATGGTGAGGCCGGTCGGAAGAGTGCCGGCGGCGATCGACCACGTGAATGGCGCGGCGCCGTTGGAAACCGTGATCCCGCTCGAGTACGCAACCGATCGCGTTGCTCGCGCGGTCAAGGTCCCGCTGAGGCTCGGCGCGAGGTAGACGGCGATCGTGGTCGCAAGGTCCGCGGTGTAGCCCTGAGCATCGGTTGCGCGGATCGTGATTGCCGCGCCAGCGTGCGTCGCCGATGGGGTCCCGGTGACGGCGCCGGTCGATGTATTGAGGCTGAGCCCAGCAGGCAGCGTGCCCGATTGCAGCGCGTAGGAGATCGCAGAGAAGCCGCCCGATGTGGTCGGGGTGAAGGAGTAGGCTTCATCCTTGTACGCCGGCGAAGGCGTGCCGGATAGGGCGAGGTTGTCCGCGTAGTGGAGGGTGAATGACCTCGTCGCCTGCTGCCCCTCTGAATCGGTGACGCGAATGGTGATCGATCGATCCCCGTACGACGTGTTTGTCGGTGTTCCGCTGATCACGCCCGTGCTGGAGTTGAGCGTGATGCCAGTCGGCAGCGTCCCCGAGGAGACGGCCCACGAGTAGGGCGCCGTGCCGTTGGACACGGTGAAGCTCGACGCCGAGTAGGCGCGCGTGCGCATCGCGTACTCGGCGACCGATCCGCTCAGCGACGGCGCAACGTATGTGTTGGTCGCGGAGACGGTGACGTCGATGGTCGCGGAGGACACGCCGTCCGAGATCGTGCAGCGGAACACGCTGCTCCTGCTCGTTCCCGCTGGCGCGCTCGAGGAGAAGCCTGTCGCAAGCGAAGATGGTGCGACTGCGGAAATCGCAGTCGAACCGGAGATGCGCGCCCAGCTGTAGGTGTAGGAGCCGTTCCCGCCGGAGACGGAGACCCCGGCGTAGGAGGGGCTGATGGTGTAGGAGCCGGACGCCTTGGCATAGGTCGCCGAAGCGCCGGTGATGGAGCCGGAGACGGACACCGGCGTGTAGGCAGGCGCGACCGTGATCGTTGCCGGAATGACGATCGATGCGCCTGACTGGTCGGTGACCCTGATCGTTGCCGGGTAGGTCGCCGCGGTGTCTGGGGTTCCGCTCAGGAGCCCGGTCGCGGTGTTGAGCAGGAGTCCGCTCGGGATGGATCCGCTCTCGACTGCGAAGGTGAGCGGGAGGTGGCCGCCAGTGACGCCAGACGTCGACGAGTAGGCGGTGCCGACGAAGCCTCCGGGGTAGCCGCTGCCGGCCGCGAGCGCCGCCGCGTACTTCATCGTCCACGTGTACTGCGCGCTACCGCCGGCCGAGTCGACGACTCGAATGGTCAACGCCCGATCGCCGTAGCTCGTGCTGGTTGGGGTGCCGCTCAGCTGGCCAGTCCCCGTGTTCAGCGAGATCCCAGTCGGGATGGTCCCCGAAGGAATCGACCACGTGTACGGAGGGACTCCGTTCGACGCGGTCAGCTGGTCGTTGTAGGCGGACCCCTTGGTCGCGTAGGTGTCCATGTCGCCGGCCAACGAAGGCGGCGTGTACTCGGCGATGACGATCGTGATCGGGACGTCTCGCACGAATCCGGACGAGTCCCTGACGCGAAGGGTCGTCGAGAACGATCCTGCTTCGGTTGGGGTGCCGGTGATGGCGCCCGTCAGTCGATTGAGAGTGAGTCCGGGCGGCAGCGGCATGACGATCCTCCAGTGGTGGCAGAGGTTACCTCTCCGGGGCGCGGCCGCGCCAGAGGATTAGGGGATCTCCCTGTAGCGGATGTAGCTCCCGGCCGTGATGGTCACCGTCGTTCCCGCTGTCTCGGACGCAAGCTGCACCTTCACCGATCCGCTCGGAGACGCCCCCATGGTCACGTTGCCGGAGATCCACGCCGGGTAGCTGCTGGTCGCGTTCGGGAGGCCGCCGATGGCTGCAAGGAGAGCGGCGCCGGGGTTACCGTTCACCAGAATGCGCGTTGTTGCGGAGTTTGTTAGATCGATGCCAGCGACACCATCCGTTGTCCCTGTCGGCCACGCAAGCCCGGGCCGTGGGCCGACCGACGACACAGCGGTGCGCGTCCTGAGCAGCCCCTCGAATTCGTACGACTTGTTCGCAGCAGGGGTAAAGGCAAGGCCGGTGACGTCGACAGCTGTCGCCGAACTTGTGTTGAAGTCGCTTGCCAGCTTGACGTATGTCCACGGATCGGAGCCGCCACCGGATGCCGTGACCGTCAACGTCCCGGCCCCGTCGTTGTAGGTCAGTGTGACGCCGCTCCCCTGCACAAGCAGGGCCGCAACGCGGTCATCGACAGCTTCATTGAAGTCTGTCACCGATGATGCCGTGTGCGTATGCCCCACATCGGCCTTGCCCGTCGCCAGCGCGGTTATCGCGCCGTCGATTGTGTCCAACTCGGCCTGCAAGCCGGACACCGTACTGATCGCTTGCGTCCCGGTATGCGTCGCGCGATCCCGCAGGGCCGCATCCGACGCATTGGCCGTGGCCGCCGTGGCAATGCCAGACAGCTTCGTTTCCTGCGC